GGAAGGGGTATTTTGAGTCATTGTATAAGTACCAATGAGAACTGGACGATTCAAATATTTGTGAATATCATAATCCTCAATATAATTCTCATCAAAAGTAGGGTCAGTAATAGGTGTATAATTCATTGTAGTACTCTGATCTTCTCCTGCAAAAGTTGTGTTTATTTTTATCTCATTTTCATTTTCACCCGAATGGGTGACATTATGATTGTCTACATTTTGTAGATCTATTTTCTCATTTTGTTGTGCGAGTGCTTTATTAAAATTACGCATTACACTCATTTTATACGTAAAGTTAAACACTTTTTTGGCCACCAACCGAAACCATCTCTAAATAAAGATTTTGGGGAACGCCCAGGTAAGTGTATGTTATAGTCCATTCTTAAATTTCGTGTAAGTGTTTTATAATTTGAAACATACAGTAACTACATATAACATGTAACATTTGGCTTAAAGGACATAGTTACATAGCCCTATGGCACAATCATTGGATGTGCCTTGAATTATAAAAGAAAGAATCTCTCAACTCTTCCCACGTTGGGAGTTCGATATTACATTGTATAAAGTTTCCATCATCATCAATAATATTATCAATCATATAATTATCTAGACCAGACTCTTGTATGATAATTTGTAATAACGCTCTCCTATTTTCGAATTCTTTCTTTCCATAAAAGAAATATTCACGTATTGCGCTTTGGATCGAGCTCAAAGCTTGTGCCTCAGCACTAATTGTTTTAGATTTAACTTGCACTGTTAACATTTTGTTTAAACTATCATGTTCTAAAGGTGCTAAAAAACACTGCATATCTTCATCAAAGCGGAATGTTCTTTTTAAAAAACTGACATCCTTTATATCTATAAATGGCACAGACTCAGCTTCTTTATCAGCCATAGTGTACTTAATACCAAAATCAGCTAAACATTGCTGTATAGCTGTATGATTAAACCAATCACATCCTTGACGTACATTCATGAAATTATCATCACCATATGTCATTAATATAACATCCTTCTTGAAATCCTCTGGAAAAAATCCTTTTGGATTTAGCTTAGCATACACATATCTCATATACAAAGCATTTACAATGGAGTTAATAACAACTGTTAATGGATGTCCCGAGGGATTAGATCCAAAAAATTGGATGATATCACCATTGAAATTTTGAAAATTAAATGCTGTGTCTAAAGCAATACCATGTATTATCTTAATATGTTCTTCTGAACAACCATTAAGTCGATGGAGTTCTTCAATTAAACGATACGCTTCCATGATGAATAAAGACAACATTGATTTATCAAAATTACCATGATCACCAGCAATAAATCTAGTTGTTCCAAATTTAGTCATATGTTTATACAATTGATTCCACTCCAAAGATTGACAATTTAATCCCGGGGCAGCCTCAAAAATTTCTCGATTCTCCTGATAAGCTTTAATAAAGGTTAATAAAACTTTTCTCACAACTAAGCTCCAATCAACTGGAGCTCCCGCAAACACACGGGTTTTCTTTTCATCTATCTTTTTAAATGGTCTAGGTTCATCCTTAAGATGAGCTGTGAACATTGGTTTAGCTGTTTTACCAGCTAAATATGTTTTAATAATACCATTAGTCATAGACCATATCTCGTCAGGGAAATTTACTCCGTCAGGATATTCTTCCGACGGTGAAGCAAAAAGAAAATTCTTTTTTGATTTACACCAAGGAAAACCCATACTAGAATTTCTGTTGATACCATCGATATATTTAACTCCTGGTATACCGTTCACAGACTCGAAATCAGTTAATATACCCAACTTCAACTGTAATACACTCAAATCTCGAATAAACGCATCAGTGCAGGCTCGCACTTCATGGATCATGAAGTTTTTAGGCATATTTACCATAGGTTTAAATGCTATATGCCACGGTTCCCAACCACCCATCACGGGAGGTCCTTGTTTCAATTCATAACCATATTTCATTGCAACATCACATATAAATGATGGCTTAACCAAACTTTTGGGTTTAGGTCTAAATCCAATTATGGTACCGTAGACATTACAATTGCCTTGCTCCACCCAACGTGGAACACTCTTTGGGTGTAAATCTCCCAATTTCTTCTCATACCCTTGAACATTTAAGTTTAGGTCTCCTTCTGAAATCTCATACTGGGGGAAATCATCAATAGTGAAACCAATAGCAACACACATTTTAGGGGCACC